TTATTCTGACATATCATCAATTGTGACTTGGGGTGATTATGGATTAATTGATGGTATGAAATTCTCTCAAGTAAGAGAAGAAATAAGAAAATTAAAACCAAACGATATTTCAGTACTATCAGAAGATGAACTAAGAGTTATTAATGAATATGGACTTAATAAGTATTATTTAATTTATGATTCCTTATCATCGTATACACCATATGAATTTGATGCAACAGTACCACCATTTAATTATGATTATGATATAATTGGTTTACATAAAAAAAGATATTTTAATAAGGGTGAATTAGGTAAAGTTGAATATTATACAACATATAATCCATTAACAAGTGAATATTCAGGGTTGTGTGTTGTGGAAAACAGGGTTTATCATAGATATAATAGAATGATTAATAGACGTGAAATGGATATTACTTGGTATTATAATGATGGTACATCGGGTGAAACCAAACATACTATAAAATATTATACTACTGAAGAAGCAATACAAGCAGGTGAAACAAGAAAAAGAAATGTAATTTCAACACTAAAAACTAATACTGTTGGTTTAATTATGATGACATCTGGATTAACTCAGACTCAAGCTGAAAATTTGGGATTATTATTTTTGGAACAATATAATAATGCAATCTTTAAATATATTGAAGGTGTTGAATCTGTTCTTAAAAACATCATATTAACTGATACAAATCATAGTTGGTTGAATAATGTGATACCTAACACTGGTGGAATAACAATTAGATTGTATTTATATGATGGAATAAATATTGATTATACAATCAACAATATTGACTTATAATTATGTATCAGAGCAGACAAATATTTTTTATTAAAAAGGATAGTACACTACCTAAGTTGAAATTTCCTTTAACACAGGCAATCATGGAATATTATGATATTACTGAAGATATGCTTGAAAATTGTGCAGTAACCTTTTCTATGACTGATGCTGATACTGGAATATACAGAATAGCCAATTCTGAAGCAAATTTGGAGATAAAAGAGGACAGACCATCAAATCCAGATGAGGTAAAATACACCCTAACTTACTGTTTTTCCCTTAAAGATACAAAAAAAGAGGGTCATTTTTATGGGGAATTTAAAATCGACTTTCTTGGCGAAAATTGCGGTAAAATAACCCTTCCAACCACCCAAAGAATCGATATTTATATACAAGATTCGATAACTGTTACCACAGTAGTCTAATTTTTATTATATTTGCTATTACCCAATTAACCCAAAAATGAGTTTGGATAGTAGATTTATTGTTTTTTGCGAGAAAATACCCGATGCTGACAAATATTATGTCAGATTTCCATATAATAAGCAATTAGTTGAGAAAATAAAGGGATTACCACCTAAACAAAGGTCATGGAATCCATCTCAAAAGGTATGGGAAGTCAGCCCTGCAGGATTATTTACCGTTATTTTAGCCTATCGTAAATCAGAATTAATCTTTTTTGATTTCATGGGTGAAGATAATAAAAAAGAATTCATTGCTCTAACTCAAAAAGAAGATGAAAAAGCAAAAAAGAAAGTATCTGACTTAAAAAATCAACTTGAAAAAAATGATCTTGCAATAAAATTCAAAAAAGAGTATGAGCAAAATCCACAACAATATGCAGATAAGGTTTTAAAAAATCTAAAGGATGGTGTTAAATTATTTAATCACCAAATAGTTGCTGCATTATTTCTTGATTATGTTGGTAGTGCATTACTTTCATTAGAAATGGGGCTTGGAAAAACACTATGCTCAATTGCATATGTTGAAATGAAGGATTATGATAAGGTCTTTGTTATAACACCTAATAGTTTAAAATATAATTACTTCAATGAAGTAAAAAAGTTCACTAATTCAAAAGCACATATTATCGGTAATAAGAATAATGAATATGACATTGAAGAATCTAAATATATCATATTCAATTATGAATTTTTCAACAAGAGTAATAGTGATGCTATTGAAACTAAATTAAAGAAGTTAGGTTTGAATTTTTTACCTAAATGTATTATATGTGATGAATCGCATAAACTGAAAAACACTAAAGCAAACACATATAAGAATTTCAAAAAACTATTTAAGAAGGTAGAGCATAAGGTATTTTTATCAGGTACTCCAGCACCAAATAGAATATACGAATTATACACAACACTAAATCAGATATCACCAATAGAATTTGCAACAAAGAAACATTTTCTTGAATACTATTGTGGGATGGTTTTCAATAATGAAATGATGACTTGGGAAACACATAATATGCCTAAGTTAGATGAATTATATAATAAACTATCAGCATACACATATAGAAAAAGAAAAGAGGATGTATTAGATTTACCTGAGAAGATGTATCAGAAAATATCCATCGAAATGGATAGTGATCAGTTAGATGAGTATAAAGATATTGAAAAGGGTGTTGTCGAAGAGATCATGTTTGGTAATGTTCATCAAACACAACTCAATCCATTAACTGTATTAATTAGATTACGACAATTTACTGCCAAGCAAAAGATAAAAATGGTGGCAGAACTACTTGAAAGATTGGTTGAAGAAGATGAAAAGGTTGTTGTAGTTGATATGTTTAAGGAAAATTTATATGATCTTCATAAATTATTTCCTAACATTTCAGCAGTACATACTGGAGATCAAACTGTTGAGGAAAGAAATGTTGTGGTTAGTAAGTTTCAAGACCCTAATAGTGATTTGAAGCTATTCTTAGGATCGGTACAGACATGTAGCTATGGATTGACATTGACAGCATCAAATAAAATGTTTATTATTACACTTCCATTTAGTGTTGGTGAATATGATCAGGTGAGTGATAGAATTCATCGTATTGGTCAAAATAATCATGTTACAATATTTATTCCTCAATTAATGGGTACTATTGACGAAAAGGTATATGATTTGATCGATAATAAAAGGATGGAAATATCGAAAGCAATTGATAATGTTGATTTCCAATCAAAAGTATCTGAATCAATATTAAATGATTTAATTGGAAGTTTAAAAAGAAAATATGTACGATAAAACAAAATATTTTGACAATATAGGTGATATTTTTGTTGATTATTTGCTATATGATTTGAGAAATCCAGCCGTACAAGAGTCAATTTTAATTCACTGTTATAATTTTTTAATTGATAAAATTAGGACTGAAGATGATTATTTACTTTTTAATGTGGATATGAAATTCGATAAAAAGGGTGATTGTTTAACATTAAAAGGCAATAACCTAATAACAAGTTTATGGCTGATAGGCGTTTATCCTAAAAATCCAAGCGAATTAAAGGATAGATTAACATATAATCATCAAAATATTGATTATATTTACAACCCAAAGAATAAAAAATTAACCATCGTAAACAAATAGATATGTCTGTTAATAATACAATTCAGGTAATTAGAGAAATTAAGCAATTTCTTGAAGGTAGAAATGATAAAATCACTACCAGTGATGGTGAAGAACATGATATGCGATATCTTGTAAATATCGAGGGTAATCCCGATAATAATAAGATGGCATGTATTTTTCATAGACCAGATAAAAAACCTGCTCTTGAATATATTGAATATACACCATTCATTTATATTAAAGATTTAAATTCATTTCCAGTACAATTATATGGTGGTAATGAGGATTTATTTAACGTAAATAAATTAAGAAATGGTGTTGAGATAATACCTCTAAAAACAGGTAATCATAAGAGATTAAAAGAAGGGTATCCATTTATGGTTAGAAGTAGCATATCGTTAAATGCTATTTATAAATTTTTTAATGATGGTGGTTTGAATCTTAAAGAAAAAATTAATGATGGTAGTTATTCTTTAAGATATAAGGATTTGTTCTTTAGTGTTAAACCTGAAGAGCAATTTTTAATACACCACTCAGTTAGATTATTTAAGGGAATTGATAATTATAGTGACGTACATCGAATGACTGTCGATATAGAAACCACAACCCTTCGATTCAAGACTGGTAGAATAATTCAAATAGGTATTAGAGATAACAGAGGTTTCGAAACTATTCTTGAAGTAAAGAAAAGAAATGACGATGAGGAAGAAGCAAAAATAATCATTGACTTTTTCAATACCATTCAACTATTAAAACCTGCTGTTATTGTAGGACATAATATTGAAGGCTTTGATATGGAGTATATCATAGGCAGGGCACATGAGTTAAAATTGAATTTAGATAAGTTAAATACTTGTTATAAAGCAGATAAGAAAATCTATCGTAGGGAAAATGCCAGTGTTAAAATTGGTAATAGTGGCGAGAGATATACTGCAACTGTTGCATGGGGATATACATACATTGATACGTTACATGCAGTAAAAAGAACTGCAGCAGTAAATAGTGAAATCAAGAGTACTAAACTTAAGTACATTGCTAAATTTGAAAAAATAGCAAAGCCAGATCGTATGTACATCAATGGTTCTGATGGTATGATTGGTAAGATGTGGGCAGAGAATAAAGTTCATGTTCTAAATCCAAAAAATAATGAATATGAAGTAGTACCTGATCAATGGCAAAATCTATCAGCGAAGCTATATTTACTTCAAATTAAGAAAAAAGAAATTTCTGAAGATGAATTTAAAAGATTAAGGAATGAAATATTATCACCTGAGAAGGAGTTTGTTTCTTGGTTAAGAAGTAAAAAAGAAACTCATGGTGATTATATGTTTACCACAGGTAAGAAAATTGTAAGAAGATATTTGCTTGATGACTTGTGGGAAACAGAACAGGTAGATAACCTGTATAATCAAAGTTCATTCTTGCTTGCTAAGATAGTTCCAACAACATATCAAAGAACAGCAACAATGGGTAATGCATCTGTCTGGAATATTCTAATGACAGCATGGAGTTATGAGAATGGATTAGCAATTCCTCATTATGACAAATCTGAAGAAAAATTTTCGGGTGGTCTTGTTCGTTGCTATAAGAAAGGTTATAATAAAAATATAG